TAAGGATGATCTTCCGAGAGGAGTGGATCTTCAGTTCCATACAGCTAAAGCTCAAAAGGATCTCGGGCCCAATAAGCTCGATGCGATGAAGAAGCTTGAAAAAGACGCAACTGGGAAGATCGATCCCGCATTCCCGTTCAAAACGGTGACTAAACCGATTCTTTTGGATGCAGATACGCCAAATGAACGGCCTACCGCTATGAACAAAGTCTTTGAAGAGGGTGACTGGAGTAACTGGTCAAAAAGCCTTTCTTCACAGTTTCTATCAAAGCAGAGTCCTTCTCTAGCAAAAGCACAGTTGGACAAAACGTACAACACCAAAAAGCAAGATTTTGATGAGATCATGAGTCTCACCAATCCCGCTGTGAGGAAATTCTTTCTAGAGAAGTTCTCAGAATCAACCGATTCTGCGGCAACGCATTTGGAAGCAGCTCGTCTTCATGCTGAACAACGTTGGCATGTGATTCTGCCAATTCAGTCAATGAAGCCAACAGAGGTCTATGCCCCGAACTATGAGCATGGATCACGAGTTGTTTTAGTTCGTTTTCCCCATGCAGGGCCTTTTGAAATTCCAGAACTGATTGTCAATAACAGACAACCAGAAGCCAGGAAAGCGCTGAATAACGTTCCAGATGCTATCGGAATTCACCATACCGTAGCAGAACGTCTTTCAGGAGCTGACTTTGACGGCGATACCGTTATTGTCATTCCAAATATGGCAAACAAAGTCAAAACGGCCCCTGCTCTTGAAGGCCTAAAAAGCTTCAACCCAAAAACAGCTTACCCAAAATATGAGGGAATGCGGGTAATCAGTCCTGGTGAGAAGCAGCAAGAGATGGGGAAAATATCAAATCTCATCACTGACATGACCCTTCAGGGCGCTAGCCCAGAACAGCTGGCTAGGGCAGTACGTCACTCAATGGTGATCATCGATTCTGAAAAGCATGAGTTGAACTACAAGCAATCGTACATCGATAATGGGATTGCTGCTCTTAAGAAGGAGTATCAAGGTGGTGCCAACAAGGGTGCTGCCACACTCATCTCTAGGGCTGGTTCACCTAGCTATAGGAATCAAACAAGACCAGCACGTGTCAGTGAAGGTGGCCCTATCGACCCAGTCACTGGTGAAAAGCGGTTTGTGCCCACAGGCAAGACTAGAACTCAGGTAAACAAGAAGACGGGCGAAGTAACAACGGTGTTTGTACAAGAGAGAAAGAAGCGTCTTGCATTGACGTCTGATGCAAAGACCCTCATCTCTGAGAAGAACACCCGTATGGAAGGCATCTATGCAGATCATTCCAATCGCCTAAAGGATCTTGCTAACCAGGCAAGGCTAGTCACAATTAATACCCCCGGGGTCAAACAAAACGACTCTGCAAAAGCCGCCTTTGCTGAAGAAAGGGCCTCCCTAGATGCACAACTACACCTCGCCCAATTAAACGCCCCCCTTGAAAGAAGGGCCCAGTTGATTGGGAACACCAATGCTAAGGCCAAGAAGGATGCTAATCCTTACATGGAGAAGGACACTTATAAGAAGGTTCGATTCCGTGAGCTTGAACTAGCAAGGCAACGTGTTGGTGCAAAGAAGTATCAGATCAAGATCTCACAGAAAGAGTGGGATGCCATACAGGCTGGTGCTATCAGTAATGCCAAACTAGAAGAGATCATTCGTAACACAGACATTGAGCATCTTCGTAGGTTGGCAACACCACGACAGGCCAAGCTTATGGATTCTGATAGAGTGAATCGTGCACAGATGATGTTCGCTACAGGTGCTACAAGACAACAAGTAGCAGCACAGTTGGGCGTTTCATTAACAACACTTGATCGTGCCATGGCTGGTGAGGTAGCAGAGTAATGGGAACATTGCGTACACCACACTCATTCATGGAGTTCGATGATGTTGATACTGTAATGGTAGAAGCTAATGGTTCTGTAGCATGTAGAACTATTGGTGATCTATCTGTTCTAATCAAACAGTGCAACTCAATCGATCACGACAAGGAGGGATTGAATGATTGAGTCAATGCTTACAACTATTGACAATCCATTCGATCCTTTCACACAGTGGGATCAATGGTTGTCTTATGATTTAGCCCTCGGCTACAACACAAGTGGCTTTCTTGCAAGAATTGTAACCACCTCCGATGAGCTGTCTGAAGCGGACCAGAGACTAGCTATCGAGATGGCGATCAATGAGATTGTCACAGAGAATGTAACAGGAATTTACAAGAAAGTTTCTAGAGAGATTCCAACACCTCCTGGACTAAAGGAGTGGGGAAAGCAACTCGAAACTTCTGACAATTCCTAAATGTAGGGGGAGGGGGGTTCGCAATCTATACCCCCCCTCTGCATCGCCCGCCTCCCAAAAAAAGCCCCGGAGGAATTTTTGGGAGAAGGTTTCAAAAATTGCCGATGGATCTTTTGAGAAAAAGGAGGAGCGAAGATGGTTTCTAGTCGTCTACAGTCAAGCAAGAGGAATACTCTTATTGCAGCTGACATCGTGGATGGGAATCTTGTGATCAAAAGGTATGACGGTAGTACGCTGGTTGTACCTTCAGGCGGTGGATCCATCGACCTTCCTTTGGACAAGACGGTGGAAATTCATCAGCCCAACTCCGGTGATCCGTTGTTCAATTTAGCTACAGCAACGGTGGATGAAGAACCTGATCCAGACATCTTCAGATTTGTTGATCCAGGAACAGTAATTCCGGGCCAATCGGCATGGGGAGCCAAGAATCTTCAACTTCTTCAAACTGGGCTGTATGCAATTACACTCTGTGCAACAACAAAACCAGTTGCACAAGTTGCGGCAGGCAACAATGCTGGTCGATTTGGTGTGAGTATTGGCGCATTCACACAAACGACTTCTGATGATTACTCGGAGCTAGATGGCTGGACCTTTGGGTCCATGGGGCTCTATGAATACGGGCATTCCGTGATGAGAAATGCCGTTCAACAAATCGTCATGACTTCGAGAACTGGTTTGCTATCTGCTGGAACATGGCTTGCTCCATATGTCCAAGAAGATGCTGCTGGTGCAACCGAAGCTGTGGACATGACGGTGATACCTCTTCTTTTGCAGTCCTAATTTTTTGAACGATCAGATGAGAAAGGAGGCAACGTGGGTCTTACCGATGTCAAGATCCTTACTGCCGATGAAGTTCGGGAGCTCATTGGCGTAAAGCACCAGGATGCATCAGACACGGATGTTGAAACATCAGTAATGATCGCGTTGCTTCCGATCTCTACTGAATGGTGCAAGCAAGATCTTCCGCACATGACTTTGGTCTATGCGGGTGAGAAGAGCAATCTCAAGGATGGTGATTTCAACGAGATTGCCAAAGATGCAACTTCCATCGCAATGCTTTGTGGAACTGTCACCGCAAGAGTCCTAGGAGTTGAAGTCTTTGGAACTGATGAGAAGGTTGATGTTCTCAAACTTGAGCCGACTTCTCAGTTGCTCGCTATGCGGCGTACTGTTGAGCGTTGGAATGCGAGTGAGCATCCATTCAATCCCCACGCCACAATTGGTCCTGTCGGATCGTCCGTTCAGCTTCAACAAACCGGTGATCTTCCCAGATGGCTGGCCTTCGATAGGATCTTCGTTGGTTGGGGTGAGCAAAACCTCACCTTCTGGCTCAGAGGCGCTAGAGGCGCCATGGACTACTAAGCGATCTTCCATGGTCATCGTCATCAATCTTTTTTGGTCTCTCTTTGGTGGAGTGATTGGATTCCTTATTGGGAGACACCACTATCGCCGAAGAAAGGTCAAACGTGATGGTGCGACTGGGTGACTTCAAAAAACCGTCGTTGAAGCTTGTCTTCACCATGATGGTTATGGCTATGTGGGCTGCTTCGTTCATCACAGACATTGCCAATCCGTCATATGACCCTCCAGCGTATGTCAATCCTTTGATCATGTTGGTTGGGGGTTACCTATTCGCTACTGCGAATGGAGATAAATCGAAGGAGGATGACGATGGAGGTGGAAGAGACAGTAGTCGAAGAAGCGGAGAAGACGAGAACAGAAGTAAAAAAGGAGGGAAGAAGCATTAGGGGATTTCTCCATCATCCTCTTCGCTTCGTCTACTTGATTCTGTTTGTTGTCTTCGTTCTACTCACTGGTGGATCGATTGTTATTCGCAACATGAGTAAAGCAATCGACAACCTAACTGATCAAGCGGATCGAATTGAAAAGACTGCCGATAATACCGATCATGTACTTGCGGTTACTTCTGAAGAAAACCGACAGTACTTCGATACT